CGTTGGCACAAACTCGACAGTGTTCTCGCTGCTGAAGAAGATACGCATCAGGCTTGGCATCATGGCGCTGACGGTATCGCGCACCTCCATAGCCACCACTTGGCTACGTCCCTCTTCCTCGGTGCCAAACAAATCGCCACGGTAATACTCAGTACCCTTGGCGCGAATGGGACTCAGGTCAGTGTCAATGTAGCTGACTGCATCCGTCAGCTCCATGTTGATGATGCCTTGCAGCTCGTCTAGGTCCATCACCTCAACGGCCTGGGTGTCGGTGTTTAGATTTTCCATTTCAAAACCATTCTTTTGCGTAGGTTGGACGATTCTTGTCGATCCAAGGTTTAGCCGCCAGCGTCAGTTCGTAGGCATTACGTCCTATTGTGCTGCTGCCAATGTGGTGAACGTAGCTGGCACTAAGAAAGTGCTTGTAGCCCTTCTTCTCCAAGTCAGCGCAGATGACATCATCGCTGAAGTAATTAATCGGTGGAAACTGACAATCCTCAAACGCCTCGGCAGACATCCAAGCAAATATAGGGCTGACAACAGACAACGGCCTGACAAATGACTCATGCGTGAACTGCATATTATTCAGCACTTCTCCGTCATTCCACCTGATATTTTGCAACGGCCTGACTGCATCGGACCTTGACGCCACCAGTCCAGGGTTCTGGTTTAACTCCTTGCAAATAGCAACATCGTCCAGCAACATCCTATAACTATTTGGCGTCAAGACAATATCATCATTCGCAATAACTACAGCCCCATAACCATCACTCAGCGCCCTGCGAATCACTGCGTTGTAGTCATCACCAAAGTTACTTGGCTCACCAGTAACTTTGGTAATTCCGTGTAAATTGCTGATAACTCGATCTGGACCCTTCAGGTAAACCTGAACGTCTGGTGCGTACTGCCTGATACTCTCAAGCAGTACGGGTAAACCCTTACCGTGGACGGTGCTGATGACAATGGGAGGGTTCATTTCAATTCAGTGTCCACTTCTTCCTCTGCATCTTCAACAATCCAAGCATCGCACGTTCGGCTGGCGGCGCACTTGAAGTCGAATATCTCGCAGTACCCCAAGTCCTCAACGTCTTCGCTACCGATACCCTCGGCAATGCAATCCAGCATCTCCTCGTCCTGGTTAAACGCCGAGCAGTTACCGCATCGGCTCATCTTGGCGTCCTTGGCGCTGACGTCCCACTTAGCCGCCTTCTTCATCCAAAACTCGGTATTGGGCAGCTTGGGGTTCTCAGGACCGTATGCCGCCTTGGTAATCGCCTTGTCTCGGTTCTTGAGATTCAGCGTCACATCTTGAGTAGCCTCTGGACAGGAATCGCCAGGCTCTTTGCCGCCCATGATAATCATCACGGCGTGTTTCATCTCTTTGGGTATGGTTCTCATTTCATCCCCTTCTTCATCTTCTGCGCCTCGGACATGGCAATCGCCACGGCCTGGTCACGGGTCTTGACCTTCTGACCGGAGCTGCTCATCAGCTTCTTGTCTTTAAATTCACCCATTACCTTTGCAATTTTCTTGGTTGCTGCTGTAAGTTTCATGCTGCCCTCGTCAGGTTACGTTTCAAACTCGAACCATACTTATGCATCTGCGAGCCGAACATTGCAGTCCCGGCATCGCTGGCAAATGTAAGGCAAAAGGCGTCTGCCTTGTCGGGTGACGCCAAGCCACGCTTACGAATCTCGTCCTTACCCTCAATCTGAATTTTACCCCCGCTGGTAAAAAAGTATCTCACTGTCGCCAGTTCAGCAATCAAGGACTCATCCTTGGGAATAACGCAGTCCCGCTTCTCCAGCCATGCCTTGGCCTTGTGCCACAGTTCAGCCTTCAGGTTCCTATACGTACTCCCCAATGCCGGGGATTCTGCCACGTTAATGCCAACGGCTGGCAACTTCAGCTCACGCAGCCTGTCCACCACACCAGCCCCCAACCCAATACTATCCACCATAATCTCATGCGGACGCTGGTCTGGTGGTAGTGCTTGGTACTCAGCCATCACCGCACCAGTCAGTTGCATCAGGTCCAAGTTCTTCCAAGTCTTCACTGGCTCGGTAACTGCATTACCCTGCCGCTTGCATAACGCGCTGCGGTCACTGCCAAACCTCGCAACGTCTAACCCCCACACAACCTTGGCTATTGGGCTGACTGCTACGTCCCTGTTGGTTGCAGCCTCCAATAACTCCATCGGTATCACGGTATCGTCATCGCTGCGCGGGAAGTCGCCCAGCACTCGGATTCGGTAGGCGTTGCTCTCCTCACCGTACCTGGACTTCATCTCGTCCATATAGGCGTCTGACACCCTGGGGCTGTCGGCGCAGCTCACCTTCATCGTCACCCAGTCATCCTTCAGGCGGTTGTGGGTATCAAAGAAGAAACCGCTGCTGCGTACCGGGTTACCTAAGAGTAGCGTCACGGCCTTGTGGCCCGACATACTGCCTGCCGCAGCCTCGAATACCTGCTCTGGTATACCGCTAGCCTCGTCAGCCACCAGCATCACGTTGTCGGAGTGGACGCCCTGTAGCGCCTCGGGCTGCTCTGCGCGTGATGTCCTGGCGCTGATGAAGGCCTCTGTCGGTGCCTCCTTAACTTCGATGCGGTCCTGCTTCACCTCCAGTTGCTCCTGCAGTGTCGGTGGTAGCGCCTTCACCCAGCGTTTCAACTCGGCAAACAGCGCGTCATACAGTTGGCTGCTGGTGGGTGCGGTAACCACAATCTTGACGGGGAAGCGCAGCAGCAGATACCAGATGATGGCCCAGGACGCTGCCGTACTCTTGCCTACGCCATGTCCGGACCTGACGCTGATACGCCTGTTGTTGGCGGCGATATGCCCCAAGAATTCCTCTTGCCAGGGGTCAGGCTTAACGCCAAGCACTTCCTTTACAAACAGCACAGGGTTGTTTTTATACAGCTTGGCAAAGGCGAGGAACGGATTAGCGTCAGTGGTCATATTTCATATTATGCATTTTTTATTTTTTTGGAAGGCGTGTGGCGTGTGGCGGTGGGTGGGGGGGGGTTATGTTTTATTTTTACGTTACGTTTTATTTTTTTCGGTAGGCGTTTGGTGCTGCAACTGCCGCCCCCGCCGTTGGCGCTGACGGGGGGGGTCACCCGGCTGGCGCGGCAGGCTGGAGCCGCCAACGCCTGGACTCACCATGTTGCGTAAAACATACGGAAACAGCAGTTATGCACCGAATGCTTAATACTATGTCCATTATGTTAACAAGCAAATGCCTTATCCACAGGCTATACAGACACTTTAGCCATATCCTGTAGTTATCCACAGGATAGAGCTGGAAAGTCTACGTTTCGCCTGTGGATAAGTCCTCGACCACCTCAAGCTGGCGCAAGGCGTCCAGGCGCAGGTTGCCTATGTTGACCGTCACCGCTGCCTGTTTTGCGCCGTACGTCTTGGCATCCCAGCGTTCAGCCAGCCACTGTCGCGTCCTGATGCGGTGCATCGGTTTAGCCGGGTTATCGTCATCAATTGAATCAGCAATTTCCAATGTCTGACTTGCCAACAAACTAGCCGCCTCCACCCGCGCGCGTGTAATTATAGGCTCGTAATCATTTTCGTCTATCCACTTGTCCAATCCACGCCTGCCGATACCCAACTCACGGCAGATGTCTGCCTTTGACTTTCCGACCTCGAACATGGACAAAACGATGTCGCTGTCAATGTCTTCCAACATCGCAACGTCTTGCCTTACCTTTGGATTGCCAGGCATTTAAACGCTCCACAATCGTCTATCGTTGAACCAAGCACCCCAAGTACCACTCTGTACCTTTGATGCCACCTGAGTCGATTTTAACGGCTCCTAACGCCACCCATCATCCTTGCGTGTTCAAAGTTGAACAAAGGCTCCTTGATTCCCCCACTCAGGTCAACGTCAGCATCAGGCCAGTCATCAAACCCTGTCTTACCACCTGGCGTCACCTGTACCATCCTTGTGCCTGGGAGTAACGCCTTTGCCTTAATAATATCCTTAATAATATCTGACTGCAATAATAACTCTAACTCCTCCATTGACCATATATGCCTATTACCAACATCAGGCCGAAACTGTTGATAATATATTGCATCAGCGTGAGTCTGGACCACCACCATCACACTCTTGTCCTGCATAACCCACTCCACTGCATTAATACTCGGCTGCTCAATATTATTATCTAATGCCCATTGGTCAAGAACACCATATCCCTTAACCATCCCGTTGACCGCCTTCTCCATCTTCTCGATGTCCCTCTCCTTCTGTGCATTGAAGACCCTCTCCATCTGCTGCTCCAGCTTCAACCTCAAGCTGGAATCCACCAGCATCTCAATGCGCCTAATTCCCCACCTAGCCTCATGGTCATTCTTCACCCGCTCCAACCTAGCCACCAAAGACTCAGCCTTCACCTTGAACTCATCCAACGGATAGCGACTAGCCTCCACCACCAATGTTTTACCTTTTGCCATTTGTTCCCCTTCCATTTGTTCCCACCCCAAAACACCTACCCAACTGTTCACAAATGGGCAAGTGTTATACCCTTGCCCCCATTTGTGAACACTTTCCTGTTCATAAATCGTCTACCATTTGTTCCCCATTTGTTCCCATTTGTGAACACCTTAAAAGTGCTCTTTCTCGTTAAACTTGGTGGTGAAGAACGCAAAATCACCGTCCAACGTCACACCCTCAAGGTTGGTTGCAGCCCTCCAAGCCGCCTTAAATTCGATGTCTCTACCCTTTACCTCACCCGTCTTACCCAACCCACGCCACACTTTTTCACGCCAAAGAGACACCAAAGTCACCTTCTTTTGACCAAACTTGGTGGACTGGATGCGATCAGTTTCCCTGATTGACTCCACAAAAGCAGCCATTGCCTTGCCCTGGTGCTTACCCTGACCCGTCCTTTTTAGGCCAACTGGCTGCACATTTACAGCCACATCCGTAGCCTCCACCGCCAAACTCTGAGTAGATTCAAACCCTAAATTAGTATTATCTAAGTCAACCTTGACCATACGAAATCCATACTTAGCACCATCACTTCCATCCTTCTGCTTAGTAATAGTTATATTACCAGCGCCAGCAATATTATTATCTTGTAACCCATCATTAATACGTTGGAGTTCCAACTCAGTATCTAACGCACCCAGTAGTGAACTGTGACCCCTCAGTCCCTTGGTGACATCCTTACCAACGTGGTGGACGATCTGCAATGCACAGTCCAACAGCCGCTGAATCTTTGATAGCGAGGCAATGAACGACCCCATGTCCGAGGAGTCATTCTCATTACCACCGCCAAAAGCCCTTGCCAAGGTGTCTACCTGCACCAGCTCAAACCTGACCTGAGTCCTTGCCACTAAGTTGGTGATTGCAAGCTGGAGCTGCTGTACGTCTTCCTTTGATGAGCGAAGGTTGAGTTGGTGCCTGATGACGTAGACTGGTGCTCCAGGCTCAGTCTTGTGATGCACCCGCAATGCCTTAATCCTTGCCCCAATGCCTCCATGCCCCTCACCACATATATAAAGCACGGCACCAGGTACAGACACCTCCTTACCCATCCATGCCTTACCCGTAGCCACACAATGAGCAATGTCCAAGGCCACGAAAGACTTGAACGAACCTGGCGGTCCAAACAGTGCGCTGAAACCCTTTCGAGGTAGGACGTCCTGAATCAGCCACTCCACTGGCTCGTCTTGGATAGTGTCCCACTCCTCAATGAGAATCTTACTTTTGATTGGCTCTGGCTCAAAAGCCTCGGCGTCTGGCACTGTATCAATTTGATCAACCACTGGCGTATAAACAATCTCTGAGGCGTCAGAGATAGGCTCCAACCCCTTGCACATTGCCATCAGGCCAGACTTATCACCACCAGCCGCCACCCACTCAAACGCATCCTCCGTATGCCCCACGGGTAACGCCAAGAGTCGAACACTCTTGGCAATGGGAAGAAGTGCAGCCGCTACCAAGGATGCATAACGATAGCCTGGTGCGTCATTGTCTGGTACTAGCACCACCGCTAAGTCCTTAAACCAAGTGCTGTTGGGGGCAGGCCAACTCCCAGCACCAGTGTGCGAGGTAGAACAGAAGACGCCAATGAACGCCATGGCATCAGCAGCCTTCTCACCCTCACAAATGAATATTGGCTTGCTGTAAAACCCAGCAGCCAAGACATCACTGAGACGGTAAGGGATGATCCTGGCACCCGACATTGACGCCTGCCGGGTTCCGTCAGACATAACTCTGAGCAGCTTGTACGTCTTACCCTTGGCGTCTGAAGTGCGAAACCGTTGCTTCACGAATTGGGTGACGCCAGACTCATCCTCGTACAGCCACTCCTGCTCTAGTTCTACCTGAACTGGTGTAGTAGTAGGTACTGGTAACCTTGGTGTTGGTGTTGGTGGATGGTGTCCATTGAGACGTTTGCCAATGCCAGCCAAAGGCTCAACCCACTCTGATGTCTCAGGCAGCAGCCCCATGTCCCTGACCGCTGCCCAAACGTCCTGCTGCGAACATCCACCGTGACACTTTAGCAGCAGCTTCCCGTCTTCATCCCTGACTGACAGAGACGGGTTCTTGTCCCCATTCCCCTGTCCATGGTCAAGGACCGGGCAGGACGCCAGCCAATGTCCTTTTGCTGCGGGCCTTGAGTGTCCTAATGCCGCCGCAATCCGTTTTGCATCCATGTGCAGTTTCCAGTGTTTTTATTCTCTGCTCCAGCTCGTACACCCGACGCGCAAGTGAAATGAGGAGCAAATTCCAATATTCTTGTTTCATAGGGTCAAAGGAACCCGGCACCAGGCCGGGTTCCTTTGTCGTTTAAATTTTAGTTGAACATTTCCTCGTCATCCTCAACCACAGGCGCTGGCTTGGGAGCTGGCCTTGCTGCCTGACGTACTGGTGCTGGTGCTGGCGCTGGTGCTTCCTCCTCGTAGACAGCCTCACCATCAGCATCCAAGGCGGCAGGACGGTTAACCCAGTTCTTCAGCTTGAAGTTGGGAATTGCCGTATTACCTGCGCCAATCTTGAGAGCAGTTGCACCCTCGTAATTGATGACTGGCACCTTGCCTGGGTTGTGATCAGCCTGTGCATCACAGGCGTTGTAGATAGCCTCAAAGCCCTTGGTGACACCGACACCAGAGGCACACCACTCCACGACACCTGTGGGTTTCGAGAACAGTTTGACACTGAAGCCACGCTTATGGTCAGCAGAAGGCTGCTTGCCCTTCTTGCCGATGGACTCGTCCTCCACCCAATCCCGCTGACCAATACCAAGTAAGAGCCAGCCAGTACGAACAGAGTCCATGTCCATCACCATTGGCGGCAATGTGATTGACTCCTTGGAGCTGTTTTCCCATTGGCGTGTCTGCGCCATAAAACGAATGTAAGACCCACCGCCGTTGCTTGAAAGATTTAGCATTTTGATTTCCGAGTTGAGAGTTAAGAATTAAACACACACTGACACTACTCACCAATGCCGAATGCTCGGCATAGGGTGAGTCCACTAGACACCTTGGTTGTCAAGGTTTCCGTGACCGTTTTATCGTTCAGCAGCTTCTCAGCAACTGCTGGCGATATGATTTCTTTGGGATAGATTTGGTCTTGAGTCAACCCAGCCAGCACCAAGGCACCAACAGCCTCAGTCTCGTCAGTCCACTTCCTCGTTGACTTCTTGGACCCCATCTGCCAGCCTGGTACTGCTGCACCGTCCTTGATGCACTTGACTGCGTAAGTCTCCAATGCCTTGATGAACGCCTCAACCTTTGACACTTGGTTCAAGTAGGACGCCAACTGCTCATTGCTGAGTGCCTGCGGCAATGCTGCTTCAGCCAACTCGGTAAATGTTTCAATGTGCGCTGGACAGATAGCGCGAGCAGGACACCACTGGCAGGCTGATTCACTTGGCACTACCTTGGGGTCTGGTGCCATTGCAGCCTGTGCCGCAGGGATAAGGACGTTACGCTCCCACTGCAGCAACTCAGAGACTGTCATGGTGTGACTACGGTTGACTCCATGCACTGGCTGGACGATGGTCATCGTCACCGTCTTAAATGTCTTCTTTGCCAATTTCATACCGCCAAGTGCATAAATACGCATCTGGTCTGAGTCAGCGTCAACGTATCCCCGCCCTGTCTTTAGGTCACCAATGACAAATTCACCAGTGTCATCTGACCAGCCCAGGACATCAGCAGTACCCGCAACTCGGACGTTATGCGTGTCTAGGGCAGTGACGTACTGCTCAACGAATACGTTACCCAAACGCTTCTCCTCGCCCTCAATGTAGTCCAAGTGCTTGCGAGCGTAGGTGATGGCCTCCTCATCCATCCGTACACCCTCCACCTCCACGCCTAGCCACTCCTCTGGCAAGCTGGAGGTCATAAAGCACGACTCCGACAGAGAGTGAATCGCAGTCCCACGCTGGGCTGCAGCTCCTGACTCTCCCTTTGGCATCTTGGCTGAAAGCTGAACGCTTGCGGGGCAAGCAATCCACCGTCCAGCAGCACTTGGTCTGAGCAGTGTCTGTTTTATCTGTTCCATGCGTCTCTTTCGTTGTGTGAATCTTCAATCAGTATTTGGTAGATGCTGGCGCGAACTTCGTTACTTACTGCGTGTCCCAAGTCCTCCGGGTCCAGCATCCGCTTCAGCAATTCAGTCTTGTCTCGGCACTGGAGTCTGGACTTCTCCAGTTCAGTCCCCAGCCACAAGATGTGCGCCTTCAGGGTCTTGCAGTCTTCTTGGAGTGATGTCATTTAGTCTCCAACAATAGATTTGCACTCGTAGCCATGCTTTCGCAATAGCTTCAGAGCAGCCCTCACAGCAGCAGCTTCAGCAGCAGCCGCCTCACTGTTCCAGGTGTATCGTCCATCGTCAAACACTACCCGGCCTTGCTTGATGTCCCACTTCAGCAGCATTGACACCAGGCTGGTGTTGGCGCTGTACGGCAACTCATCTCCAGCATCAAACAGAATCTCTGCTGCTGACATTGGCCTTCCAGATTCACGAAGAATTGCCCGAATGCACTCGGTTCGGCTGCTGCTCTGCTGGACCAACTTAAGCGCAACTGGTGCGCTCTGGCGCATCAGGCTGAAGGCAATTTGTCTGAATGGATTACTCATGCTTGCCCCGCCAGTGCTATCAGAACTGCGTCAGCTCGTCCATCGTCCTTGACCCTTGCAAAGAGATGCGCCTCCCTCGGGAACAGCTCCATGACCCTTTGCCGGCTCCCGTCTTTTCCCTTGGCGGAACCTGATTGCTTCTGCCAACTCTGCGGTGTGACAAACGTCACAGGTATCTGCTTGGCGGCAAGCACACCCTCGATGATGCCAACCGAACGCCCAAAGCTGAACATGGAACTGACACCCTGACCAGGCATTGCTCCAACCTTCTCAACTGTTGCCCGGTGAGGTGCGAGCTGCTGCATCAAGAGTGCAAGGCCAGCGGGACAGACTTGGCGCTTTTGGCTCTTGTTGCGCTCCACAGTGACCGTTGGCATATCGTGTACTGACACCAGCACACCGTTCAGGAGCAGTGCAATAGCGCCTGATGCGCCAGGGTCAATGCCAATGACCCGAGAAAAAGAAGGGGGGGACAATTTGTCCCCCCCTAAGGTAGGCAACTGCATAGCCTGGGGGGATTGTAGGTTGCTCATGCAAACTCCAGTGATTGTTGACAATCATTAGTAATCTTTTCAACAGAGCCAACTACATCATTGCAACCACCTATGACTGTGTAGTAGGTCTTGGGCGCTTTAGGGTACTGCGACACTAGCGGGTATGCTAGTTTGGCAATCATGTTTTTGCGTTGGTACTTGTTCCCATTGAAGTAAAAGTAACGGTGCTTTGGTGATGGGTTGACCGTTTCAATATTGTTTTCTTTAGCCCAAACCGATGGGTTTGTGACTCCAAATTGGTCGCGTAATGACATAGGGTGTAGGGCTTTTCCTTTAACCAGATACAGCTTGTCGTGAGATGTCGTTGCGCCTGTGTAGAGCCAGTTCGATGCCTGATAAACAATGCCCACATGACCTAATGCGCTGTCTGCATAACTGATTACGGCTGAAGGTTGTTCGTTCAGCAGCTTCAAGGATTCCGCTATCAACATGGAAGCGCAGTTTTTGTTCCCTCCATCGACAACTAACCGGGTCAATTCGTAAAGCCGAAAATCACGATCTTTGAAAGCGTGTTTTGAGATTGGTGCAGACGGTTGTCCATAGCAAACGACACCCATCAGTTTCCCATCCTCGTACAGTCCAAATGCTTCCCAAAAAACGCCCAGCGTTTTGCGGTAATGCATGGATTCCACGACAGCTTTCGCTGTCTGCTTGTCAATTCTTTTTATAGCGTAGCTCATGCCAACTCAGGCCAAATCTTGGCCCATGTCCCTTGGCACAGCATCTGCCGGGTGACTAGACCACCAGACGCAGCCTCCACTCGGATGGCTTCAGCAGGACTCATGTCCCGCCTACCACTGAGGCACTGGTAAAGCCACTGTTCGTTGAGGCCGACCGTCTGGGCGAGTTCTTGGCGTTGCGTTGCTGTCAATTTGTTTTCCATGCCGAGAATTCTAGCGTAATGCTTGAGACTAAATGTGTAGGTGTTTACCCTTAAGGGTTTGTCATAGCAAATATTTTTGCTTGAGTGCTTGACCTGTACTAGCGTGACGCTAGAATCCTACTCAAGCCCTAGCACTTTGCACAGGGTCTTAACCCAAGGAAACAAGATGCAATCCTCCCCAGTCACAGTGACCAAATTCGTAAACGGGGTTGCTCAGACCCCAACCATCCACGCCGCCTCAAAGGGCGGTTACATCCTCTGCGTCAATGACGCAGGGGTAAGCGGTTACCCAGACCGTGTAGCTCTCTACCGGGCCACCGTCTGCTTTGTACTCTGTCGGTCTACCAGCTTGTCCACGATTGTGGCCTGCTGGTTTGATCTGGGCGGCGAAGGCGGTAACACCCGTGTCTACCACGCCGATGGCTCTGCGCTGTCGGCCACTGAGCTGGCTGCTGCCCGTGAGCAGCTAGGGGAGATGGCATGAGCGCGCCTATCTGGACAACTGGCTACAAGCCAACCAAAGAAGACTGTAAAGGTCTGTATAACCACCGCTTTGAGACGGCTGGCGGTCTTGTGCTGGACTGCTACTTGGCTTTTGAAGCAGAAGAACGCGCCACCTACGATCACCCTGGCAGTGCTGCTGCCGTTGAGCTGGTGTGGGCATTGGTTGAAGGCGTGGACATTAGCGAGGTCATTGGCGATCTGGCTGGCACGATTGAAGATGAAGCCTTGGAAGACATGGCATTCCAGGCTGAACATGACCAATACGACAAAGGCCAGGAACGCTACGAAGATAGGAACGCAATATGAATCACGCAATCAATTGGTGTCTTGCGGTAGCGGTAGCCTTGGTGCTGTCCACGGCCTACCTGTTGGATGGACCCTCTGACTACCAAGCTGCAATGGATTCAGACGCCAATGCTCGGGCTACTCAGCGTGAGCAATTGGCAATGGAGAAGTTCTCACGCGCTGCACAGGCAATGTGCGGTGGCGAGAATGCAAGCTGGAGGCTGCTGGACAACGGCAGCGTTCAGTGTTTTACAAAACGTGGATACAGGACACAAATCAAATGAGCAACCTCAAGGACATTGACCGTAGCAAAGCGCCAGCGCATATGCAAAGGCTCCCAAATGTGTATCTCAGCCGAGATGCACGACAGTCTGCTGGCGCATACGTGGAGCGCATCAAGCGTCCTGGTGAAGTCAGCGCACCAGCTCTCAGCATCTGGGAGCGTGACGTCTATCGCTCCGGTGACGGTGACAGTATGCGGCAGGTGTCAAGGTCAGGTAGCTTGGATGCGTTTAGCTTGCCATCACGGGGGAATCGGACATGAGTGGCGGACATTTTGATTACAAGCAGCATTCATTGCTGGACATGGCTGACAGTATTGGCTCTGCCATTCTGATGAACGACAGCAAGGAAAAGAACGAATGGGGCTACAACATTGGTCGGCACTACAGCCCCGAGACCATTGCCGAGTTTGAGGTGGCGGTGAAGGCACTGAAGCTGGCCTATGTTTACGCACAGCGCATTGACTGGCTGCTGAGTTGCGATGATGGCGAGGATAGTTTCCACAAGCGTTTACAGGCACAACTTGGAGAAGCCAAATGAACAACACAGGAGGCCCAGCGTTTCCGAGCGCGGATTTTGAACACCACGAATACGCAGGCATGACCCTGCGTGATTACTTTGCGACCCATGCCAGCGAAGAAGACATCAAGTATTGGCAGCCAATGGGTGTGGAGGTTACGAAGGTGCGTGAATTGGGTAACGGCAGTAAACAAATCTATGCTGCACCCGGTATGTTTACCCGAGAGCAAGCGCGATATCGGTACGCAGACGCAATGCTGAAAGCGAGGGAACAGAAATGACAACACAACCAGAAGCATTGCGGCTGGCTGATTATTTGACAGACCGCAATCGACTTGACCTGACTTGCGACGAAGCCGCCGCCGAACTGCGCCGGTTGCATGATGAGGTCGAGAGGCTGCGGGCGGCGCTACGTCTTATCGCGTCGTGTCAATCGCACCATCCCGGAGACGTTGTGGACATTGCCCGCAACGCCCTGAAGGAGACGAAATGATCAAGCAACCAGAAGCCTTGAGGCTGGCTGAAAGATTGGAACGTTATGACGCAACCCGTAGCGGTTATGCCAAACATTGCTCCTTAGCCGCAGCCGAACTGCGCAGACTCCATGAAGTGAACACCGAACTGCTGGCGGCGTTGAAAGAGATGTTGGATGGCGAAAATAAATCATTTCGTGAACTGTGTGAACAAGCCCGTGCAGCAATAGCTAAAGGAGAAAAGACATGAAAGACGATGAAGTAGAAAACCTGTTTGCCTACGGCTGGCTGGACACCGCCTTGGCAATTGTCCTTGCGCTGGTGGCGCTGGTGGCGCTGTCCTTTTTTGCGGGGTATTTGATATGAGCCGCTTACTACACGCTGCCGCCCGTGGGGCGAGGATACAAACTAATGATCGAGGCGGCTGGTTAGATGCTGCGTACATTCCTACCGCAGATTACAAGGGTGACGACTTTCGCATCCACCCGAATGACGAGCATCTCCAGTACGGCCCGATCAGCACGGCGCTGCGGGAGATGGCAAAGCAACCCAAAGTACTTGTTCACAAGTTAGTTAACCTCCCGCACTTTGGGTTTATGATTTTTGTTGAAAGCGAGAATGAGTCGCGCGAACTTCAGTGTGACACGCTAACGCATTCACTGTTTTATCTAATCTTGGCCGAAGCACTGGCCGACGAGGGGATGTGATGACTGACATTGAAATCGACAAGGCACTGGCGCTGGCTATTGGGTACAAGCGAGGGTTTGCAGATGGCAAGAAAGCAGCACAGCGCAAGCCGCTAGATGATTGGGATATTGATGCGATACGCCATAACATTGGGGTTGACATTGACTCCTTGTGGGCACGTAAGTTTGCCCGAGCCATTGAAGCCGCCCACAACATTAAGGAGTAACGAAATGAGTAACAGAGACGTAATGCAACAGGCCGAGCCAGTGGGGTATGACAAAACAGAACTGAATCGCTTTGTGCAAGATTTGTATGACGAAAAAATGCAGGAGGGAAAGCACGGTCATTACGAAACCATGTTCCATGTTGTGCATCAGGCAATCAAAAAAGTTGCCCCACCCAAGCAGCAAGCCGAGCCGGTGGCTCAATCCGACTTGGTTAAACGATTGCGTGATACTGCTAGCAAAGGAGTATCAGTCTGGGGTGATTTGCAAATGGAAGCTGCCCGAGAGATTGAGATTCTTACGGCAGAGCGTGAATCCTATGCAAGTGCAATGGACAGGATGCTGGAAGCACAGCCAGAGCAGCGCAAGCCGCTGACGGATGAGCAAAAAAATGCCATCGTTTATGTTGGCCCTGTTTATGCACCGGACGGGAGAGTCACCCGAACCCCAGACGTCTATCGAAAAGAAATTGAAGCGCATCGACTTGATGCAATCCGGCGAACAGAAGCCGCCCACGGCATTAAGGAGCAATCATGACTAACCTAAGACAAGTCGCGCAGCAGGCGCTGGAGGCGTTGGAAAACCTATACCTCACGCTGCCGCCAGAAAGCGTACTTGCAAAAAGCCTAAACCATAGAATCACCGACCTACGCAAAGCACTGGAGCAGCCAGAGCAGGAGCCGGTGGCAGTCAAACACATGATGGAATGGGTTGAATTATTAAAACGTCAGAGCGACTACGGGCAGCATATGTGTATTCCTGGTTTGAATGCTGGTGTTTGCTTTTCGCTTGGGGTGGAATTGGAGCAGTTTATTAACACCACCCCACCCCAGCGCCCGTGGCAGGGTCTGACGGATGAGGAGTTTTTGGAAGCATGTCAGCTTGCAGAGCGAGGAAATTATCTGGTTGCGTTTCAGCGCATACAAACCAAACTAAAGGAGCGCAACAATGGCCCCTGAAGACGAAGAATTTGAGCGTTTCAAGCATGAGCAGAAGTTCAGGCTGGACAGCACCTTTACAGCAGCAGTAGCGGATGACTTCTTTTGGTTGCCTATTGACGATCAGACACCTCAAGGTGTCAAGGTGCTGTTACTAGGACGGTCTGGTGTTGCCACGATGGGGCACTACATCTACAAGGTGGGCGAGACGCAGTTCTGGCAGTATTGGGCACCACTTCCCAGAAAGCGTCCATGAGAGACAAACGCATCGACAAAGCCAAGCGTGTAGGTGAGCCACTGTCTGTGGTCTACTCAATCAAGCTGACTCACAGCCAGCGTATTAAGCTGCTTCAGCTTGGTGGACCAAAATGGTTGCGTGAGCAAATTGACAAGGCGCAGAATGATAAGACTAGGAATGGAAAATGAAACTATCACCCATCGTTAACACTGAGATAAAAATGACAGCCAAGATGCTTGAAGCACTTGGACTGCATGAAACTCGTTGTGTTGTTACTGGTGTTAAGTCAGTTACCAAAGAGTCAGTCATAGCATTCTTGACAAAACGCTATGGTGAGAAATTTGCAAATACTTTTGATCCTGCTTATTTGTTCAATAGCCAAGACGCCTGAGCAATTCCTCATCAAGAATACCCGCATAAGGATGCATTTGCATTGCCCTTAAATCAGATGGTCTAGGATTTAATGGGTCTGGTATACCCCTAGCTTTTACAACATCTGGCAACAGTTCAAAGATGTTTCTATCTTCAGTCAATGTTCCAATTCCTCGACCAGGCACCGCATTAGGATATGCAGGATGACCTGAATTTTTAATGATTGGTTGCCCAGCAAAAATTTCACCTACGTTCATAACGCCACCCTCTTGAGCAGCCATTTGAGCTGGATCAGATACAGCTAATCTTGCACTTCCGATATTGAGTCCACCTTCATTTCTGAAGTTTTTATCCAT